GACTACAGCATCCTCAACCAGGAAGACGGCTACCTCCTCGTCAATGCCACTCCCGCTCACGCGGGCCCAGTACGGTGGGCAAAAAGAAAGGCCGTACCAGACACCCGGCACGCCTAAGTTTTGCCCGATCTGCGGGAAACCGTTGAAGGTCATTGGCACCGAGCGCTTTTGCAATAACGTCCAGTGTGAAAACAGGTATATTCCGATGGAGGGACACGACAGATCATGGATGAAGTGAAATTGATTGACAGCAGCGAACTCAAAGAGACCCTGAACATGGAGGCCGCGCTGGGCTATATTCACACATTGCAGGACGTGGAGAGGGTCATTGATGCACGCCCGGCGGCTGAACTTAAAAGCTGGCCGGACTGGCAGCACGGGAAACCGCCTGAACACGAATCAATCTTTTACAAATTTAAGGGCACCGATAAATGGCGACCCGGAATGTTTGAAATGACCTCCGGCGAGGTGCTTGTCACCATTGAGGTGCCCGGCGGCAGGCGCTATGTAGTCACCGACTGCACCATTGACGGGAAGTGGCGCGGCGATCTGCACACCAGCGGGCGCAAAGTCCTTGCATGGGCAAAGCTGCCGAAACCGTTTAAGCGTTTGTAAGGGAGGCACCCGTGCGAATCGGACTGATTGACGTTGACGGGCACAACTTTCCAAACCTTGCCCTTATGAGGATATCGGCCTACCACAAAGCCCGCGGGGATATCGTGGAATGGTGGTGGAGCGATTTTGTACACTATGACATAGTTTACATGAGCAAAATTTTCTCGGACGCATACAGCCCTGATGTTCCGGCCCCAATCAATGCAGACAAGGTAGTCAAAGGCGGCACCGGGTACGCCATACATTTGCAGGACGGCAAAGAGGTATTCAACAAAGAGGAGGACAAAGACCTCCCGGCGGGCATCGAAAAGATGTTCCCCGATTATAGTATCTATCCTCAATTCCCTTATGCGGTCAGCATGACAAGCCGCGGATGCCCGCGAGGCTGCGCGTTTTGCCACGTTGCTGCCAAAGAAGGGCGGCGCAGCATCAAGGTGGCGAACGTGTCAGACTTCTGGTGTGGGCAAGATGAAATAAAAGTTTTAGATCCCAACATTACAGCCTGCCGCGATAAGCGCGATCTGATGCAGCAGTACGTTGACACAAAAGCTAAGATAGATTTTACCCAAGGTCTGGATATCCGGCTTTTGAACCAGCGCGACATTGAGGATCTCAACAAAATGAGAATCGGAACCTTGCATTTTGCATGGGACAACCCACAAGATGACCTAAAATCAAAATTTCAGGATTTTGCGAAAGGCTTTAGACGCAAAACCAATATAGGGACTGTATACTGCCTAACCAATTTCAACAGTACTCTCAGCCAAGACCTATACAGGATCTACACACTCCGCGATCTGGGATATGATCCGTTTGTAATGGTCTACAATAAACCTGCTGCGCCTAAAGAAATCCGGCGCTTGCAAAGATGGTGCAATAATAAAATAATTTTCAAGTCAACGACACGGTTTGAAGATTACAACGGATGAAAGTTGGAGGGATGCCCGATGACCTATGAAGAAAAAAAGGAATGGTTGCGGCGGTACCGCAAGGCTGCAAAGCTGGAAAAGATCAAGTTGGAAGAGGTAGAGCGGTACCGTACAGACGCGGAGCATATCACGCAGGTGCTCTCCCCTGTTCCCGGCGGCGCTGGTGACGGTCAGGCATTGCCCAGATCTGTGGAGCGCATCGCGGATGCAATGCAGGCAGCAAACGCGCAGGTGATGGAGTGTCAGAGGATCTGCAAGGAGATCCTGAGCGTCATGAACCAGACCGTGGACATACAGGATTACGAGATCCTGCACCTGCGGTACATCGACGGCGAGAAGTGGGAGCAGATCGCCGTCAAGATGGGCATGGAAGTAAGCAGCGTATACAGACGGCACAAGAGAGCCGTCAAGGCGCTGGACGTCCCAGAACGCCAGTAAGTACCATGTTTTGGGGGCACTTTGCAATACAATACCATGTTTTGAGGGCAACTTGCACTGTTTTTCAATGTTTTGCCTGTGATATTATTAGACTGCGAAAGCCGCAAGGAGCTGGACAACATCCAACACCCTGCGGCTTTTGTATTGCTCGGCTGCGACAGGGGAACAACCTTTATCGACCAACAGCCTGAATGTACCAGCCGGGCATTTTGCTTTGCTATCCAGCGGCACCGTCCGGGCCTGTACCCGGCGGGGCCTTTGAATAGACGCGGGTTCTGGACATCATCCCACAATGTGCGTGACAGCGAAGTCAAGCGGGTTCCCTTCCATTCTGCCCAGTAAGCTGCCGTTGCGGGCAGCTGCGCACATTCCATGCCGTTGTAGCTCAAGCGGAGCACCGTCCGGTCAGGGCGGGTCACGATGCCGGTTCAAGTCCGGCCAACGGCTCCATATTTACCACCCCCGGGCCTCGTTTGTACTCCGGGGTCATTTTGTACCCTGCCCCCCTCCGCAAAGCACCCCCGCCCCTGCAAAGGCCCCCGGAGTGTGCCCGGCGGGGTGCAAGCCTGCCTGCCATGCGCAGGCTTTTTGTCTGTCAGGAGGTGAACCGCATGGGCAACCCGCGCTATGCCAACGGACAGCTGCGGCGGCGCAACCGGGCCCGGCTCCGGGCGATGGGCGGCGAATGCGGCATCTGTCACGGGCGTTTCGGGCCGATTCATTATGACGAACCTTCCGACGCACAGCATCCGCTATCCTTCGTGGTGGACGAGATCAAGCCCGTTTCCCGCTGGCGGGAGTTCGGCTACCCGTCCGCGCGGGCAGCAGCGGAAGATTGGTCGAACCTTCAACCCGCACACTGGTTCTGCAATGCGCAAAAGGGCAACAAAACCGGTCAAAACGGCCCGAAATCGGGCAAATTCGTGCGGATCCCGAAGGTTTCAGACGGCGACTGGTGAGGGGTGGGGAGGGGCCCCCGCCCCCGCCCTCGGCGACCCCTGTGCCGTCCAGCGCCGATTTACACACAGGAAAATTTTGAAGGGGGCTTCTGAGCCATGGCGACCATGAAAAGTATCACGGCACGGGGCACCCGGCTGGACCAGCTCAAACAGCTGGCCAAGGTGCTGGCGGCGGGCATCGACACCTGCGAGGATTGCCGGGCCCTGCCCCAGCTGACCAAGCAGTACCGTGAGACCATCCGGGAAATTGAAGAGATCGAAGGAGCAGACAACGATGGCGACGAGATCGGCGAGATCCTCGCAGAGCGTGAAAATGATGGGAAGCCAGGAGCTGTCCGAACGCATCGCGCCGGAGTACCGGGCCACTGACGGGCCGGATGCGGTGCGCATCCTGCGGGCGGGCGGCACAGTGCTGGACCCGTGGCAGAGCGACATCCTGGACGACTGGATGGGCCGCACCGTGTCCGGCAAATGGACAGCCCCCACGGCAGGCGGCAGCGTGCCCCGCCAGAACGGCAAGAGCCTGCTGGTGCAGGGGCGGGCGGCGTCCGGCATGCTCATGTTCAACGAAACGGTCATCTACACGGCCCACCTGCAAAAGACCGCCACCGAGACCTTTGAGGAAATGCGGGCCTTTTTTGAGGGGCCGAAAATGCGCCGGTATGTTTCCGAGATCCGCACCGCTCTGGGCCGCGAACAGATCATCCTGAAGAGCGGCGCAAAGATCAAGTTTCTGGCCCGTACCCGCAACGGCGGACGCGGCCAGCACGGCGACCTGCTCATCTTCGACGAGGCACAGGAGCTGGACGAGACTGCACAGGGCAGCTTCATCCCGGCCATTTCGGCCAGCCTGAACCCCCAGACCATCTACGTTGGAACCCCGCCCGGCCCGGATGCCGTGGGCACCGTGTTCCGGTCCCTGCGCAAGCGGGCACTGGAGGGCGAAGCCAAAAAGGCCGCGTGGTTCGAGTTCAGCGTGCCGGAGATCGGCGACGTGAAGGACCCCGCCCGCTGGGCAGCGGCCAACCCGGCGCTGGGGCGGCGCATCCAGTACGACACCATTGAGGGTGAAAGCGAGCAGCTGGACCCGGACACCTTCGCCCGGGAACGCCTGGGCTGGTGGAGCCCGGTGGCAGCCGAACATCTGGACTATGCCCTCGACCGCAAGGCGTGGGCAGCCTGCGCCAGCGAGGAGGAAAAGCCGGAGGGCAAGACCGCCTACGGCGTCAAGTTTGCCGCCGACGGCAGTTCTGTGTGCCTGTGCGGGGCGGTCATCCAGAAGGAGGGCCCCGCCCGCGTTTCTCTCATCGACCTGCGGCCCACCGGGCAGGGCCTTGCCTGGCTGGCGGACTGGCTGTGCGACCGGTACGGCAGGGCAAGCTGCGTGGTCATCGACGGGCGCAACGGCGTGGACGTGCTGGTGGAGCGCATCCGGGAAGTCTGGAAGGCAAAGAACGCGGTCGTCCGGCCCGGAGCACGGGACGTGATCGCCGCCGTGAGCCTGTTCACCAACGCGGTGAGCGAGGGCGGCCTGACCTGGTACGCACCCCAGACCGCCCTGAATGAGAGCGCCGTTACCGCAACCAAGCGCCCCCTTGCGGGCGGCTTTGGCTTTGGCGGCGAGAACAGCCTGCCGGTGGAAGCCTGCGCGCTGGCCCTGTGGGGCGCAAAGACCTGCCGCCGCGACCCCACCCGCAAGATGCGCATCGGCTGAAAGGAGCACCATGTTCGTCACCCTGAATTTTGGCCCGGTGGAGGGCCTGAGCGCGGAAGAACTGCAGCAGCTGCAGGATCTGGCCGACGCCTACAACTACCACCAGAGCCGCAACCGCCTGAAAGATAAATATTACGAGGGCCACGTCACCCTGCAGGACGTGAACCTTGGCATTGCCCTGCCGCAGGGCCTGCGCAACCTGGAAGTGGGCTGCAGCTGGGGCCAGAAGGCCGTGGACGTGCTGGCAGCGCGCTCCATGTTCGACGGCTTTGTGGGCACCGGCGGCAGTCTGGACAGCCTTGCAAAGCTGGTGGCCGACAACCGCCTTGTGGCGCAGTACGCCAAGGCCTGCCGGGACGAGCTGAAATACGGCTGCACCTTTGCCACTCTGTCCGGGGACAACGCCATCGGCTGCAGCATCCGGTTCCACTCGCCTGCCACGGCAGCCGCCCTCTGGAGCGGCGAGAAGGGCCGCATCGACTGCGGCCTTGCCATCGTGGACACCGTGAAGGATGAGCACTTCGAGGGCACATGGCGGCCTTCCGTGGTCAACTTCTACACAGATGACGCGGTCATTGTGCTAAATTCCAATGGCAACTTCTGGACGGCGCAGCGCCACGCCCACAAGATGGGCCGTCCGCTGATGGAACCGCTGATCTGGAACGCCACCAACTCCAAGCCCTTCGGCCGCTCCCGGCTCAAAAAGCCCATCCGCGCTCTGATCGACGATTACATCCGCACGGCAGCCAACGCCACCATCGCGCTGGAGTTTGCCACCACGCCCCAGAAGTACATCCTCGGCGTGACCGATGATCAGTATGACGCCATCATTTCCAACAAATTCAAGACCTACATGGGAGCCATCATCGCCGCCACGGCCAACCCGGAGACCGGCGAAAACCCGACCCTGGGCCAGCTGGCACAGGGCAGCCTGACGCCCCATGTGGAGAAGATGCGGATGACCGCCACCCAGTTTGCGGCGGCCACCGGCCTGACCGTGACCGACGTGGGCGTTGTGAACGACGCCAACCCCACCAGCAGCGACGCCATTCTTGCCCAGAGCCAGACGCTGGTGCTTCTGGCCCAGCAGCTGAACACCGGCAACGGCGACGCGCTGCGCACCATTGCCTGCATGGCACAGGCCGTGGCACGGGACTGCCGCCTGTCCGACCTGACCGAGGAAGAGACCGGCATCATGGCCCACTTCAAGAACCCCGCCATGCCCAGCGTGGCCGTGACGGCGGACGCCGCCATCAAGATCGCATCCGCCCGGCAGGAGTTCGCCGGCACGGACACGTTCCTGGAGATGATCGGGTTTGACCAGGCGGACATCCGGCGCATCAAGGCGCAGGAGCAGCGGGCACGGGGTGCACAGGTGTTGATGGAGATGGAAGATGAAACTGACACAAGCGGCGTGGGATGATTACATTTCCCGGCTCTCCCGGCTGAACCAGAAGGCCGGGCAGCTCATGCGGGAGTACATGGACGGGCACCCGGAAGCCGACACCGACGCCCTCATCCGCTACGCCTATGCCCTTGTGACCAAGTACGGCGAGGGCAGCGCAGAGCTGGCCTGCCAGATGTACGATGCCCTGGCCGAGGCGCAGGGGGTCACCCTGCCCGCCGCAGAACCGGCTCCCACCGTAACCTACGGCGAAGTGACCGGCATGGTCAAGGCCACGCAGGACAGCCCGGCAAACCTGCAGAGCGGCGTTTCCCGCATGGTCAAGCAGGCCGGGGCCGACACCACCGCGCACAACGCCATCCGGGACGGTGCAGAATGGGCGTGGGTGCCCCACGGCGACGCCTGCCCGTTCTGCCGGATGCTGGCCTCCAACGGCTGGCAGCGGGCCAGCAAGAACCTGCTGAAGAAGGGCCACGCCCAGCACATCCACGCCAACTGTGATTGTGAGTTTGCAGTGCGGTTCAGCCGGGAGTTTAACATCTCCGGCTACGACCCGGAAGAGTACCTCCGGCAGTACCGGGAGGCGGGCAGCGATACCAACAACTGGCGGCGGATTGATTATGCAGCCCGGAAGGACGTCATCAATGCCCAGAAGCGGGCGGCGTATGCAGCTCAGGCGTACAGAAAAGACAGAGGCGCAGTCAGCGAGATATCTCTGATTCGGCGTTCGGAGGAAGTCAAGCTCTCTGTAAGACAGGTTGAATCTTACAAAACGCCGGTTTATGTTTCAGAACAGGCAACAATCAAACCGAAAGCTCTCCATAAAATCAATCAGAATACCGAAAAGGCATTAGAGCAATGGGGTGTCAGCCTTGACCGGAAGCCCAAAATCATCGTTGTCGGTGACAACGAGCTGCGCGGCGCAGTCGGTATTTACGACCCATGCGAGAATGTTGTTTATTATGCGGAAAGCGTTGGCAAAAAGACTGTTCAAGACGCTTCTGGTGGTTTCGGAGCAATCGAAGCTCACGAAATGTGGCATATGAAACAGGCCGAGGACTTCCGGCAGTCCGGCTGGGTTATCACCCGTGAAAACCGTGCAGAATATCTTGATGCTCTGTGCAAAAAGTGCAAAGGACGCATTGACAAACTGGGCATCACGCGCGATAATGTAAGAGAGTTGAGCCAATACGCAGCTGATATGTATTTAGGCGAACGTTTTGATGAAGTCGAAGCAGAATTCATGTCATTAAGGAGGCGAAAATAATGGTCATTCTGAAATACCCGTCTGATATCCAAAAACTGATTGATATTTTCGACCCCTATCGTGAAGCCATTTCGTCCAAACAATTTGACCAGATTCCACCTGAAGCGGTGGACGCATTTAACAAGTTCAAACAGTGGTCTTGGGAACAAGATCAGTAATCCAACCACGATGCACCCGCACCGTGGTTTTTTGTTGCCCATTTTTCAAAGCACTGTGCAAAAAAATGCACGGTGCTTTTTTCATGCCGTCTTAGCTCATTCTGGAAGAGCACCGGTCTCCAAAACCGGAAGCGGGAGGTTCGATGCCTCCAGACGGTGCCACGCTGCAAGATCTGCAGCAAATACACGCCACGGCTGCGGAAAAGCCGGGAAAGGAATTTACCACTATGGCAGAAACTGTACATCAGGAACCCACCACCCCCGCTGCCGAGGGGCAGCAGCCGGAGCGCACCTTCACCCAGGCCGAGATGAACGCCATCATCTCCGACCGGCTGAGCCGGGAACGCTCCAAATACGCCGACTACGACGATCTGAAAGCCAAGGCACAGCAGTTCGATGCCGCACAGGAAGCGGGCAAGACCGAGCTGCAGAAGGCAAACGAGAAGGCCGCAAAGCTGCAGGCGCAGCTGGACACCCTGACCAAGGCCAACACCCTGCGGGAGCTCCGCAGCAAGGTGGCAGCGGCCACCAGTGTGCCTGCCGAGCTGCTTTCCGGCGACACCGAAGAGGCTTGTACCGCACAGGCGCAGGCCATCCTCAAGTTTGCACAGCCGGGCTATCCCAGCGTCCGGGACGGCGGCGAAGTCCGCAACAAACCCACCGGCTCCACCCGCCAGCAGTTTGCTGACTGGTTCGCGCAGGTGACCAAGTAACAGCAAAGGAGTTTTTTCTATGGCAACCGATATCAACCGCACTACCACCATCACCCTGCCCGGTGAGGTGTCCAGCGAGATCCTGCAGAAAACGCAGGAGAGCTCCGCCGTCATGGCGCTGGCCAGCTCCATCAAGCTGCCGGGCCTGGGCGTGACCATTCCGGTCATCACCGGTGACCCGGAGGCCGCATGGGTCGGCGAGACCGACAAGAAGCCCGTCAAGCGCGGCACGCTGGCCACCAAGGTCATGCAGCCCTACACGCTGGCCGTCATCGTGCCCTTCTCCAACCAGTTCCGCCGCGATGTGCCTGCCCTGTATGACGAGCTGGTCAAGCGTCTGCCGCTGGCACTGGCCCAGAAGTTCGACGCCACGGTGTTTGGCGGCGTCACTGTGCCCGGCTCCAACTTCGACACCCTGAAGGGCTGCACCGCGCAGGAGATCGGCACCAATGCCTATCAGGGCCTTGTGGCTGCCGACGCCGACATCTCCGACCACAACGGCATCCTGAACGGCTGGGTGCTGTCCCCCAAGGGCAAGGCCGCCCTGCTGAACGCCGTGGACACCACCGGCCGTCCGCTGTTCCTGAACAACGTGGCCGAGGGTGCCGTGCCCATGATCCTGGGCGCAAAGACCCTGCAGAGCAAGGGTGCCTACATCGCGGATTCCACTGCCGCCAAGAAGCACGTTGTCGGCTTTGCCGGTGACTGGTCGCAGGCCATGTACGGCACCGTGGAGGGCGTGCAGATCGCAATTTCCGACCAGGCCACCCTGACCGACGGTTCCAACACCATCAACCTGTTCCAGCAGAACATGTTCGCCGTGCGTGCCGAGATCGAGGTGGGCTTCCGCTGCGACACCACCGTGTTCAACAAGCTGACCAAGACCGAAGCCTGATGAGGTGTTCCCATGACCTACGCCGAAGTGTTTGATGTGGAAGCCGGGTTCCGTGCCCTGTCAAAGGACGAACAGACCCGGTGCGCCGCACTGCTGAGCGAGGCGGCCATCATCATTGACGCCTACAACCCGGACGCCGGAGAGGACGCAAAGCGGCTCGTTTCCTGCCGGATGGTGCGCCGCCAGCTGGGCGAGAGCGACAGCGAAGGCGGCGTCAGCTTCCCCATGGGGGCCACCCAGGGCACCGCCACCGCGCTGGGCTACTCCCAGAGCTGGACCATGAGCGGCGGCTCTTCCGGGGAGCTGTATCTTTCCAAACTGGAAAAGAAACTGCTGGGCGTGGGCAGCCGCGTGGGGGCCCGCAGCCCGCTGGAGGACTTATGTTGAAAGGCATCGACGTCACCCTGTACGAAAAGACCCAGTCCGGCACAGACGAGGCCGACGCCCCGGTCTACACCGAAACGCCGATCACCGTGCACAACGTGCTGGTGGGCGAACCCTCCGCCGAGGAGATCACCACCGAACTGCAGCTGACCGGCCGGCGGCTGGCCTACACGCTGGCCATCCCCAAGGGCGACGCCCACGACTGGAACGACGTTCAGGTGGCGTTTTTCGGCCAGCGCTTCCGCACCTGCGGGGGCGTCGTGCAGGGCATCGAGCGCATGATCCCCCTGCGCTGGAATAAGAAGGTGCAGGTGGTAAGGGATGAGTAAAGTGCGCTTTGAGCTGGATCGCGCCGGGGTGCGCGCCCTGATGCGCAGCCCCGAGATGCAGGCCGTGCTGAAAGCGCGGGCCGACACCGTGAAAGACCGCTGTGGCGACGGGTACGAGGCCTATGTGGCCCAGACCCGCGCCGTGGCCGTGGTGGAGACCGCCACCCGGCAGGCCGTTGACGATAACTCGGCCAACAACACCCTGCTCAAAGCCACATCAGCCAGCCGGAAGGGCGCGACCGTGCACGAGCACAAACGCCACTTGAAGGACGGCAGGGTCATCACCGTAAGGAGCTACCAGAGGAAGAAATGATCGAAGAAACCATCCGCAGCTTTCTGGCCGAGCGGCTGGACGTGCCGGTGCGGCTGAGCGTGCCAACACCGGCCCCCGCCCGCTTTGTGGTGGTGGAAAAGACCGGCTCCGGCTATGAGGACGGCATCTACAGCGCCACCATCGCGGTGCAGTCCTACGGGCCCGCCGCCACCAGCCACGACGGTACCCTGGATGCTGCCCAGCTCAACGAGCAGATCAAGGCCGCCATGCAGGCTGCCGACACCCTGCCGGAAGTGGTCTCCTGCGACCTTGTCACCGACTACAATTTCCCGGACACCACCCGCAAACGGCCCCGCTACCAGGCCGTTTTTTCTATCACTCATTACTGACCTGTGAAAGGAGAACTACACATGGCAGACGCAACCAAAGTAACCGCCGCCAAGCCCAAAGTGGGCGGTGCCATCTGGCGTGCCCCGCTGGGCACCCCGCTGCCCACCGACGCCAAGACCGAACTGGACAAGGCTTTTAAGTGCCTGGGCTACGCCTCCGAGGACGGCGTGACCAACAGCAACTCGCCCTCCAGCGAGAACACCACTGCCTGGGGCGGCGACACCGTGCTGACCCAGCAGACCGAGAAGCCCGACACTTTCCAGTACACCCTGCTGGAGGCCCTGAACGTGGAGGTGCTCAAGTCCGTGTATGGTGACAGCAACGTCACCGGCACGCTGGAGACCGGCATCACCGTGCAGGCCAACAGCCAGGAGCAGGCCGACTGCAGCTGGGTCATTGAGATGGTGATGAAGAACAAGGCGGTCAAGCGCATCGTCATCCCGGATGCCGCCGTCACCGCCGTGGGCGATATCACCTACGCCAAGAGCGCCGTGGGTTACAACACCACCCTGACCGCCGTGCCGGATGCCCAGGGCAACACCCATTACGAGTACATTCTGGGCGGCACCGCCGCCACCCAGGCCGCTGCCAAGACCAAGGAGGTGCAGGCATGATCACTGCAAAGACTGAATCCGGCTTTTCCATCGAGCTGGAGGACGACGCTCTGGAGGACCAGGAACTGTTCGACGCCATTTCCGGCATGCAGGACGGCAACGTGTTCAGCATGAGCCACCTGACCGAGCGCCTGCTGGGCACCGAGGGCCGCAAGAAGCTCTATGACCACCTGCGCAACGACAAGGGCCGTGTGCCGCCCCAGGCGGTGGCGCAGGCTCTGAATGAACTGCTGACCAGCTTTTCTGCCGGAAAAAACTCTGCATCCTCGCCGAACTGATCGCATCGGACGAGGACGCGCTCATCTGCGATTTCGCGCAATATTACCATGTGCTGGACTGGCGCAGCCTGCCGCTGCGTCTGGCGGCTACCCTTGCTGCCGGCCTGCCGGAGGACAGCCGCAGCATGATGAAGGCCAGCGGCAAGACCGTGCCGCTGCACATCGAGCTGCAAGCCTACACCGCCGACCGCCTGACGCAGATCCTGTGGGGCCTGAGCAACGACACCCGGACGGTGCCCTCTGTGCTGGCAGACCTGCACGGCCTGTCCGCGGACAGCGATACCGACGTGCAGAGCTACGACAGCCCGGAAGAGTTTGAGGCCGCCCTTGCGGCCCTGAAAGGAGGTGGATGACCATGCCGGACGGCATTGAGCTGGCAAAAGCGTATGTCCAGATCGTGCCCTCGGCGCAGGGCATCAAAAGCGCCCTGACTGAGATGTTTGACGAGGAGACCGACGGCCTTGGCGAGCAGACCGGGCAGAGCATCGGTCAGGAACTCATCGGCACCCTGAAGAAAGTGATCGCGGCGGCCGGCATCGGCAAGATCATCTCGGATTCCATCAACATGGGCGGTGCCCTGCAGCAGAGCCTTGGCGGCGTGGAAACGCTGTTCAAGGACAGTGCCGACACGGTCAAGGAGTACGCCGCGCAGGCATACCGGACCGTTGGCCTTTCTGCCAACGACTACATGGAGCAGACCACCAGTTTTGCGGCCAGTCTGCTGTCCAGCGTGAGCCAGGACACCCAGGCGGCTGCCGATCTGGCCAACATGGCTATGGTGGACATGGCCGACAACTCCAACAAGATGGGCACCTCCATGCAGGACATCCAGAACGCCTATCAGGGGTTTGCCAAGCAGAATTACACCATGCTGGACAACCTCAAGCTGGGCTACGGCGGCACGCAGGCCGAGATGCAGCGCCTGCTGAAGGACGCCGAGAAACTCTCTGGCGTGCACTACGACCTGGGCAACCTGGCCGACATGTACAGCGCCATCCACGTCATCCAGAAGGAGATGGACATCACCGGCACCACGGCCAAGGAGGCATCCATCACCCTGACCGGCAGCTTTGCCGCCATGAAGGCAGCGGCGGAAAACGTGATGGGCAACTGGTCCACCGGTGCCGATCTGACGGAACCGCTGCAGGCGCTGGCCGACACGGCACAGACCTTCCTTGTGGACAATCTGCTGCCCATGATCGGCAATGTACTGGCAGGCATTCCGGAAATCGTTTACAGCCTTGTGCCGGAGCTCCTGCAGACCGGCACCGAGCTGCTCAGCTCCCTGGCACAGGGCTTCACCGAGGGCATCCCGGAGTTCTTCTCCACCGCTCTGCCGCAGCTGCTGGCATTTACGGACCAGCTGCGGGACAACGCGGCCAGCTTTGTGGACGCCGGTCTGAACCTTATCACCCAGCTGATCAACGGCCTGATCGCCGGTCTGCCGGATCTGATCGCCTATGTGCCGGATATCATCATCAACATCTGCGGCATCATCAACGACAACATGCCCAAGATCCTGGCTGAAGGTGTTTCCATCATCGTGCAGCTGGTCGTGGGCATCGTCAAGGCGGTGCCGGATCTGCTGGCCAACTGGAAGAAGATTCTGCAGGCTGTCCTGTCGGTGATCTCGGCCATTAACTGGCTGAACATCGGCAAGAACATCCTCACCGGCGTGGCAAACGGCGTCAAGAGCATGGGCACAAGTATGCTGAACGCCTTCAAGGGCGGCTTTTCCAGCGCACTTGCCTGGATCAAGAGCCTGCCCTCGCAGGCGGTGCAGTGGGGCAAGAACCTTATCCAGAGCTTTATCAACGGCCTCACCGGCAAAGGCGGTGCGGTTGGTGCAGGAGCCCTCGCAGCCACCGCCGGTGCCACAATTGCTAAAACCGCCAGCGGGAACGACTGGTCCTCCGTCTGGGCGGACGCCAACGCCGACGTGGCCGACAGCGCCCAGTCCATGGCGGAGGTGGTCGTCCCGGCCTATACCAAGTCCGGGGACGCCGCCACCAAGGCGGCCAAAAAGACCAAGGCCGCCGCACAGGCCGCCGAGACCCTGCTGTGGTCCCTGCAGGACGCAGGCCACACCGACACCACCAACGCCCTGGGCAAGGTGACCATCCAGACCACCGAGCTCACCGAGCACCTGCGCAAGGGCAGCGAGGAGTATGACCGGCTGACCCGCACCGTGACCGAATCCGGCAAGGAGATGGTGAACGGCGTGGTGAAAAACTACAAGACTGTCACCAAGTATGTCACCGACCACGGCAAGACCACGGCCCAGACCCAGAAGACCTATGAAGAGATCGCTGCCACCGTCCGGGACACGGTAACCTCGACCTTTGATTCCGTCGTGGACGGCGTCAGGAGCTCCACCCAGACCGTCACCGAGACGCTGACCGATGAAACGACCCAGCAAAAGCAGATCATCACTAAGACCTGCACCGACATCGTCAACGGAATGCTGGTGACCAAAGAGCAGGTGGAGACCATTGCCGCAGACGGGGCCAGGACCACCGCCGAGACCATCAAGGAAGCCAGCGCCAACACCTTCTCCGGCCTGCTGAAGGGCTGGCAGGACGAAGCCGACAAGGGCGTGGTGGGCACCTTCAGCACGCTGGTGAACGCGGTCAAGAAACAGGACTGGCAGTCTGTCGGCGAATGGGTGCTGTCCACCCTGTACAACGGCCTTGCCCCGCAGGCAAAGCAGCTCATTGACGACTTCGGCAAGAACCTGATCCAGCAGGTCAACGGCTTGCTGGGCAAGGGCGTCAGTGCCGTCTCCAACGGCCTGTGGAATATGGGCGGCGACCTCGCCAAGGGACTGACCAGCGGCTTTGCAGACGTGATCACGCAGGCGCAGGGCCTCGGCTCCACCCTCACCGGCATCTTTCAGGGGTTGAGAGGCCCGCTCACTGCGGCGGCAACCGCCATCAGCACCGGCCTGAAGGGCGGGCTGATCTCCAGCTTCCCGGAAATTCTGGCCTCCATGGGCACCCTGATCGGCTCCATCGGCAGTGCCTTTGTGGGCATGCTGGAAGCCGTCGCGGCGGCACTGTTTCCCACCGGATTCGGTGCCCCGCAGGCCCTGCTCATGATCGCGGCAGGCGTGGCCCTGACCGCCGCCATTGCGGCCATCGTGGCCGGCGTCGGCGGCGCGTTCAAGCGCAAGACCACCCCCGGCATCTCCGGCGGCACTTCCGGCAGCAGCACGACCTCCACGGCATCCGGCTCCCTGTGGGATTACGAGAAGCGTGCTCCGCTGCCGCAGCGCACCCAGCGGCCCAACATCGAGGTCAACCAGTACATTTACAGCAAAGCGCAGACGGCTGCCGACCTGATGCGTGAGGCACAGTACGAGCAGGAAAGGGCGGTGCTGCAGGGTGTTTGATGCGATCTTCAAGGCCAGCAACGGCCTGACCTTTTCCTTTGGTTACGCGGCGGGCGTGCTGTGGAGCATCACCCCGCTGGGTGACCTGCCCGTGGATCTGGAGACCAGCCAGGGTTACCAGCAAGTGGGTGCCACCGTGGAGAGCCGGAGCATTTCCGGCGTGACCCGCACGGTCACCGGGCGCATCCTGCGCAATCAGGACTACTGCAAGCGACAATTGCGGGATGTGTTTGCCCCCTACGTCACCGGCCGTTTAACCGTGGCCGGGGCCTACTGGTGCGACGCCGAGGTGCAGCGCACCCCGGACATCAGCGTGTCCGGCCTGTGGCCCACCTTCTCGTTTCAGCTCTACTGCCCGGACCCTTACTGGCACAGCGTGAAGGAGCTCACCGTCTCGACCTTGAGCGTAACACCCACCTTCCGCCTGCCGGTGTGCTACGATGTGCACAGCTACGGCGTGCGGGAACAGGCCAACTACCTCCGCATCGCCAACACCGGGCTGGACACCCAGGACTGGCAGCTGACGTTGGAGGCCCGCGGCCCGGTGGTAAACCCCGGCGTCAAGGACCCGGAGACCGGCGAGTTCCTGCGCTTTGTCACCACCCTGCAGGACGGCGACAAGCTCCGGCTGTACCGCGAGAGCGGCCAGCTGAAACTGGAACAGATCATCGACGGCACCGGCTACAACATCATGTCCACGCTGGACGGGAGCAGCAACCTGTGGACTTTGCGCCACGGGACGCAGGCATGGCAGCGCACAGCGGATTCCGGCACGGAATGGCTGTTCCTGACCCTGACCTGCAGCACGGCGTTCTCCACCGTGGTCCTGGAGGTGGGCGGCAATGGCTGAACGGACAAGCGCCCTGACCGCAGGCGGCCACAAGAGCATCTGCGTCTACGACGGCCAGCTGAACCTGCTGGCCCGGCTGGAAAGCTGGGTGTCGCTGGTCTGGCCGGAGCGCTACAACGTGTACAGCGGGGTGCAGGGTGCGCAGCTGGAGCTGCACGCCTCCACCGACCTGCAGGCGCTGTGCCGCCCGGACCGGTACCTCTGGCTCACCGGCTCCGACCGCATCATGCGCATCTGCTCGGCGCAGACCGACCGCTCCGAACACAAGCTCGTGATCTCGGCCAGGGACGCCGCCTGCATCCTGGACGAGCGCATCAGCACCCAGACCCTGAGCGGTTTTGCGGTGGAAAGCACCCTGCGCAGCCTTGTGTCCGGTGCGGCTGCATGGCCGGGGCTGGAGCTGGGCGTGCTTGCAGATCTTGCTGACGCCTACACCGGCGAGATCAAGCCCGGCAGCCTGCTCAGCATCGCCGAACAGGTGTGTCAGGAACTGGACATCGGCTTCCGGGTGCGGTTCGACCAGCAGGCCAAAAAGCTGCTGTTTGAGCTGTACCGGCCCAAGCTGGATTCCAACGCCCGGTACGCCCCGCAGTACGGCAACCTGACCGGCCTGACCTACACTGAGAGCATCACCGACTACAAGAACATCGTGACCGTGGCGGGCGCGGACGGCACCGTCACCGTGGGTGCCACCGGCAACACCGGCTCTGCCCGGCGGGAACTGTATCTGGACGCCACCTCTAAAAAGAAGAAGGACGGCCAGAGCCAGGAGGACTATCTGGCCGCGCTGCGGGCGCTGGGAGAACAGGAACTGGCCAAGCACACCCGCATCGAGAACTTCCGCTTTACCCCGACCGGAACGGTCACGGTGGGCAAGGTGGTGGCCGCCAGCCTGCCCGGCACCGATATTCAGGCGGCGGCCCGCATCACCAGCGTGACCCTGAGTTCCCAGAAGGGCGAGAACACGGTCACCACCGAGATCGGCACACCGATCCTCAGGAGGAAACCATGAGCATTATCACTTACCCGCTGAACGGCGTGACCTACGACGCCGAGGACGTGAGCACCTATCTGTGCACCCGCACCTCCGGCGTCTACTCTAAGGACACGAACTACGCCGTCAGCGTCACCGGCGCGCGGCAGATCACCGTGGCCCCCGGCCTTGCGTGGGTCAACTACGACGACTTCAAGGGCGTCTCCGCCTGCAGCCGGGAAGCGGTCGCCCTGACCGTCCCGGACGCCGACAGCACCCTTTCCCGCATCGACCGGGTGGTGCTGCAGTTCGACACTGCCGCGAACCTGACGGCGGTCAAGCTCAAGACCGGCACCCCTGCCGCCGCCCCGGAGCCGCCCGACATCCTGCAGAACCACAACCAGTACGAGCTGGGCCTGTGCACCGTGTCGGTGCCTGCCGGTTCCTCGGTCGTCACCGCCGCAGACATCACCGACACCCGGGCCGACGAGGCCGTCTGCGGCGTCATGAGGGACGGCGTGACCGGCATCCCCACAGCGCAGCTGGTGGAGCAGTGGCAGGCGGCCCAGGCCGCCCAGATGGCCCAGGGCACCGAAAAGCTGGACCGCCTGGAACAGAGCATCCGGGACCTGGACAACGGCAGCTTTTACACTAAGCAGGAGGCCGACCGGAAGTTCGGCACGCCTTACAGCCTGCCTGCCGCCACAGCAGACCAGCTGGGCGGCGTAAAAGTAGGGGATTATCTGGACATCGCCCCGGACGGCACCCTCAGCGCCAAAACGCTCAATGACAAGA